CTACTTCAACAATATGATGTTCAGTGAGTGGAGAATGAAATTCTTTACCACTAGTTATCATAGTCATTGGTACTGTTTTATACAAATTTAACATAAAATTTCTGAATGAATTAGAATAATTAGATTCAATAAGTATATGTTTAGAACCAGTATTATCATCAGTGGCAATACTCATTTTTTTAATATATTCGATATTGCGAAATGGTTTAGACCAAGTAGGGGTTAATAATGCATCATATATATCTGGTTCAATACCCCTAATAGATGATTTAATAGTGTTTAATAGTGATAAACAGAATTGAGATTGACCTGCTGTAAGGAATACATGATTATCAATCGTTGAAACTAATCCGCGTAGTGCTTTTACATCTGCAGGTTGTAAAATTGACACCAATTGTGGATCGTTTACTAATGTTCTAAGTATTTGGTCTATTGTTTTCATACCAAGTATTATACAATATTGTTAAAAGAAAGTCAAGCAAATGCTTGACTTTTAGTTAAATTGTGGCATCTTCCATTCCAGCCACTCGTAATTTTACGATGTTGGTAATTTGCCATTGTTTCTGGTCCAATGCCTTGGTAATTCCTAACCATTTATTTCTTATCAATGCAAAATCATTAATTATTTTTTCGAAATCTACAACTTCTGCTTCACCTTCTACGAATCTATCACATTCTTTTTGTGATAACATTCGATTGTATGTTTCTAGGTATTTTCTAAAATGAAACGCTTTTATACGCCGTAATTCAATATTAAGGTATTCTAATATAGCTTCCATTTCTTGTAGCTGCCCATATCTATGTTCAACTATTCCTGGCATCGCTGCTGCTGCCTTTTCTATATTTCCTATAAGTCTACATTCTGAAGATGCATTGATTAATTCATCCTCGAAATAATCAATGCATGATGGAAGGTTAGTGATATCTCTCGTTATCTGAGAATACCAATTCATTAAAAATCTAATTCCTTATAGTCATCATCTTCATCTTCTTCCTCATCATTTTCTAAATAATAAGAAATAGCTTGATCAAGAATTGCATCTACACCGATTGCATTTTGAAGTATTCGGTCTCGTACCCCTAAATCTGCCAATAATTCGACATACCGTTCTGCTACTACATCAATTTGTTTTTTATCAAGATAGTCAGCAAATAACATCCATACTTCACCAATTTGTGCTTCATTCAACATCGTTTTATTCTCCATTATCTTCATTAATTGTAATTTCACCAGTCTCGTAATCAACATCATAATCTGCAATGGCAGTATCAGATACTACGGAACGAGTTAATGGTTTTTCTGAAAAATCAATCATCATCAAGTCCAAACATCCACCGGCATTCTTAAGCCATTCTTTGCGGTATTGTTTAATAGATGTTCCATCTGTAAAGTCATATCGTAAACTATTACCATCTTTAACTAATAATTTTTGATTTTCAAAAAAATCTACTAGACCGCTATATGGATTCATACCTGTGGTATATGGAATTCTAATTTCTAATTCTTCAAATGGTTTAGCGTACCGTGTTTTCATAATTTTACACTTTGCTCTAATACCATTTACAGTAGAGGTTTTAACCCCATCTTCGTCTTCTTTTAGTTTTAATTTACGCATAGCAACAACAATAGAACTGGCATAAATGAAACCTTGTCCACCTGAAATTTTATCATCAGGATCAAACATATCTTGACTGGCGTAACTATGATTTGTCGCGACCAATCCAACATTCTGTGCACCAAACATATTGACACAATTACGAACTAATGCGGTAAGTGCTTTAGGTTTTCTACCCATATCACCTTTTAAATTTCCAGCTTCAAACTGGTCAACATCGGTTGGTGTTAATAGCATTCCGAGTGAATCAATGACAAATAATACTTTAGGTCTATCTTCATCACCCATTTCTTTGTAACCTTTCATAAACTCACTAATGGTTTTTGCTACATCATCGATCATAGCCATATTAAGTTTAAGAAGCTTATCTTCACTGGTATCGACACCTAAATCATGTAACCATTTTTCATCTAATGCATTTTCTGAGTCAATCAATACTACATAGATATTTTGTTGTTGAGCATGTTTAATTATATTACCAGAACATATATATGATTTACCAGCACCAGATTCACCAGCAAATACTGTTACTTTACCAAGTGGTATGCCTCGATTGAAGTCGGAACTAATGAGATAATTAAGTGCATAGTTTCCTGTTGAAACCCAATCAGTAGGATCATTGAATCCTACACCTAATCCTTCAATACTTTTGGTTAGGGTTTTTCTAAATTTTGTTAAGTCGAAAGCTTTAGAAGCCATGAAAATCCTCCGTGAAAAGAAGTAGGGAGATCCTTCTCCCTACTTTATATTGATATTACTGAGCTTGATTGCGGCTGCGAATCATAGCTAATATATCAGCAGCTCGATTGTCACCACTCGCTGAAGCTGATTCAACTACTGGAGTTGATTCAACAATTGCAGCTGATTCAACTACTGGAGCTGATTCAACTACTGGCGTTGGAGTAGAAGTTGTAACATGTGTTGTAGCTGCTGCAGTTGATTTAGTTGGATCACCAGTTTGCTGGCTCATACCGGCTGGTCTGTAATATTGACCCCAACGTTCTGCATCAAATGCTTCACCATCAACAGATGCTTCAAACATCTCTTTAATAACTTTTAACTCAACATCACCAGGTTTTTTAGGTAAAAAATCAATTAAATTGTATAACCCATGTTGATTAACAGCTTCTTGTTCATAATCTGCTAATGGACGAGTACGACGACTCCAGTTTGAAGTAGAGTAATCAGCGTACCCACCTTTGCTGCCTTTTTTTAATCGGAAATCTAACCCATTGATATAATCAGTTGGTAAATCTTCTAACTCTGGATCAACTAATGCTGAACGAATTAAGGTAAAGATTTGTGGACCGATAATAAATCTGCGGATTGGATTTTCTGGTTTTTCTTGTTCATTAAGACCATCTTCCGTTACGAATCCTTGGAATACATAAGATTTTTTCTTCCAATATTTACGACCCATAACTTCTAATGCTGGATCTTTGAACCATGCACGGACTTCTGATAGAATCGGACATACTGAACCATCGTTGTACATTTCAATACAAGGTACTTGCACGGTTACTTCTTTTGATTCTGCTTCACCTTTAATTCCTTGGAATGGAAGTTTAATCATTTGTCTTTCAACCCAGAAAAAAGTGTTATTTGGATCACCATCAGGTAAAAATCTTAATACTGATTCTTTACCTTCATGTATGTTCCAGAAAGGATAGATAGAATTATCTGTAAATGTTCTTGATGAATTGTCTGAACCACGTGATTCAGCTTGTTTTAATTTTGCGCGGATTTCAGCAAGCGTTGCCATAATATTATTTCCCTATAATTTAATTTAATTTAATTTAATTTAATTTCCCTAACAGTTAGATTATACACATACTGTATGTGTTTACTTTAACAAGTAATTTATATCCACATTATAACATAGATATAAATTACTTGTCAAGGATTTTTAAAATAAAATGTACCATCATCTCTATATACTCGTTTCATCCCTTTAGTTGGACTTGGTTGACCGCTTCTACATTTAGATAACTTTTGTTTTTGTTCATCAGTCCATTTATACCCAGTTGCTCTTCCAGGTTTATTTTTCAATAAATTGGAGAGTTTTAATCTTGTTCCAGCAGATACGGGTGCTGTTCTAGTATACGTTGATCTATCAGCACTTTTCATTTTCTGAATAGTTTCGATTGAAAGTTTTCTACCGATTTGACTTTCTGATATTTTTTTACGTGTTGCTATAGAAAGAGTTATACCTTTATTCCATGGTGTTATTTTACCTGACGCAAATTGATCTTTTTTAATTTGGCTCATTTTTTTCTTAACCGCAGAACTTTGCTGTCCTCCTTGTCCAGCTTCTTCTTTAAGATTAGCCCATTCATCATTTTCTAAAATATCCCATATAGTAGAATAGAACAATCCCCATTTACGTATCTCTGTAATATTTTTACATGTCATAATGATTTCAGTTGCAACATCATTACCATGCTTTGCGATGTGTCGTTTCCAATATTTGCCAGATCCAGGATAAGAGTTAACATCTGGTTTTGATGTTTGACCAAGGTATTTAAGGCCCGTTATATTATGTGTTTTCACATAAAGAAAGATAGTCATTATATCTCCTTTTCCAGAGATCGACTAGATTGAATTGCTCTCATAATTTTAATTCCCTTTAATTTATGCCTATATTGGACTTTCTTAATTTGCCTAAGTGTTGAACCCCTTGTTCAACTTGTTTAGAGTACGTATTATACTCTATATTATTTATCTTGTCAAGAATTTTTTTATTCTGAGTTTGATAAAGAATTCATTGTCTCAACTAATTAAGATAGGAGTATTATAACCTTAATTAGTTGAGTTGTCAATCATTTTTATTGTCTATGTGATAGCTGGATAATCCTAGCTAACGAATTTTCTTGTTGGAAAGTTACATGAGATGTATCTTTGACTTCTTGTAAATTTGTATCTTCTGAAAATATATCTCTAAATCTTGCCATTTCTGGATCTGATGATTCTTTAACAGGTTGTTGAGATGCAAACGATGTCGCAGTTGGTAAAGCAGCTGATGCGGCTTGCATACC